CCGATCAGGTCGTCGCATGGATGGACGCCGAAACGTGGTTCACCGCGCAGGAAGCGCTCGACGCCGGTTTCATCGACGCCATCGACACCAACACCAAGGGCGAGAAGGCGAGCGCGCAGTGGAACCTGAGCGCCTACGCCAACGCTCCCGAGTTCAAAGAACCGGAAAAGGAGCCCGAGCCCGACCTGACCGAGAAGGTCGCCGCTCAACTCGCCCACAACCGCAACCGTCTCCGGTTGTTCCAAATCTAGCGCGTCTCCCGCGTCAGAGCAGAGCCCCTTTCGAGGGGCTTTTTTTATGTCCGTCTCATTCCTCGAAAGGCCAAAAATGAGCATTCAAGCCCTCCGGGAGCGCCTCCAAGCCTCCAACAAAGCCGCCAACCACATCCTCGCGGAGAAGGGTTCGCAAACCTGGACCCCCGAAGATCAAGCCGCATTCGACGGCCATGTGTCGGAAGGCGAGCGCGTCAAGGCCCAGATCGCCGCGCACGAGAAGATGATCGCGGAAGACCGCGACGTCAACTTCACCGACGCTTCCGACTTCCGCGTCAAAGACCGCGCGCCCAAGAGCGAAGCCAAGAAGGTGTTCGACACGTTCCTGCGCAAGGACTTCAAGAACATGTCGGCCGAAGAAGTCATGGCCGTGCGCAACACGATGTCGACCACGACCGGCTCGCAAGGTGGCTTCACCGTGCAGTCGGAGATCGCATCGACCCTGATCGACTACCTTAAGTCCTACGGCTTCATGCGCGCCGTCGCGTCGCAGATGACCACCGAAAAGGGCAACCCGTTGTCGTTCCCGACCTCGGACGGCACCGCGGAAGTCGGCGAATGGATCGCGCAGAACACGACCGCCACTGCCGCGGACCCGGTGTTCGGCACCGTCGCTGTGAACGTGTTCAAGGCGTCTTCGAAGGTCATCGCTGTGCCGTTCGAACTGTTGCAAGACAGCGAGATCGACATTCAGGCGATGGTGTTCAAGCGCGCGGCGGATCGCATCGGCCGCCTGGGCAACGTCGGCTTCACGACCGGCGCCGGCACGACCGACCCGAACGGCCTGGTCACTGCGGCTGGCATCGGCAAGACCGGCACGACCGGCCAGACCCTGACCGTCATCTATGACGACCTGGTCGACTTGATCGACTCGCTGGACGTGGCCTACCTGGGCGCACCGTCGTCGAACCCGCAGCTCGCAGGTGCGGAGCCGGGCTTCATGTTCAACCAGACGACTCGTCGCGTGATCCGCAAGATCAAGGACACGGCCGGCCGTCCGATCTGGATGCCCAGCTACGACGAAGGTTTGACGGGCTCGACCCCGGACCGCCTGCTGGGCTATCCGGTCTACCTGAACAACGACATGGCCGTTCCGGCTGCCAACGCGAAAACCATCGCGTTCGGCAACTTCAACAAGTACCTGATCCGCGACGCGATGGACGTGACCATGTTCCGCTTCGACGACTCGGCCTACGCCAAGCTCGGCCAAGTCGGTTACCTGGCCTGGGCGCGCATGGGTGGCAACCTGCTGGACGTCAACAGCGTCAAGCTGTACGCCCACTCGGCCACCTGATCCACAGCGATCCAAGCAAAAGCCGCCAAGCCTCACCGCTCGGCGGCTTTTTCATTGGCGTTCAAGGAGAAATCACCATGGCAAAAAAACAGGCAGACAAGATCGACGACGGCACTGTGAAGGCGCGCGTGATCGTCGCCGGCCTGTTCGGCAAGATGAACGACGTCGTCGTGCTCGACAAGGCCGAGGCCGAGGCCGCGCAGGCGATGGGCGACATCGACACGCACCCTGACGCCGTGGCCTACGCCGAATCGCTGAAGGGCTGAAGGCGTGGCGTCCATCCAACTGACTCGTCGGCGCAGGCGCCTAGACCTGCTGTCGCACTCGGTTGGAGGGGGCGGCGTCGCCCCGATCGACGCTGCAATCGTCACCTACGCGGCCAACGTGACTTCGGCCGGCGGGACCATCACCGCGCCGCAGCAGACGGCCCTGAGTGCCGCAGTCGCCGCTATGAAGGCCGCCTCGATCTGGACGAAGGTGGTCGAGTGGGGGCCTTTCCTGGGCGGCACGGTCGGCAGCTCGACCAGCGGCTGCGCGGTCAAGATCAAGGCGCCCGTGTCCCTGACCGGCACGCTTAACGCCTTCGTCGGTGCTGACCTGACCGCTAAGGGCCTGAAGTCGAACGGCTCGACGAAGTGGTTCAACCCGCTGTCGACGAACGCGCAGTTGAACGCCTCGGGCGCCGGGATGGGGATGTGGGTCTACCTCACCGAGGAAGTCACGCAGCCCGGCTTCGGTCAGTTCATGGGCACCACGGCAGGCGGCGATCCTCAAGTCACGCTGCGCTGGCAGGCAGTGGCGAACGGCGTGGACGGACAACTTGGCGGCCTGGGCGCAGCAGCTCCGACCACCACCTATTCCCGCGCCCTGATCGGCGTCGGCCTACTCGGCATCCAGCGCACCGGCTCGGCGATCACGCACTACCTCGGAGGCTACCAGACAGGTCAAGTCAGCAGTTCCCCCACATGGGTGGCGAACGGCGACGTGCACGGTGTCTTCGCAGGCAACGGCGGATCTTCAGCGATCGCCATGACGTGCGGCAGCTACCTGTACACCGATGGAACGATGACGGACGCGGACTGCCTGTCGCTCGCCACCATCCTGAACACGCTGATGGCAGCCCTCGGTCGCGCAGCCCCGGCGGCCCGGCCCTTCAATGTCCGCTGGCTCTATGGCCAGTCGGTCGCGGCGGGCACGGGCGGCACACCGGTAGTGTCTACCTCGCAGGCATACGGCAATCTCATGATGACCTCGGGCGTCTTGAGTGGCAACACGAATTCTTCGATGCCGGGCTACATAAACGCGCTGGGTCAGGGCGCGAAGATCGGCTCCATGTCGGCTCTCGTCGAGAACGGCACGGAGACGATCGCCAGCGGCGCAGCCAACACAATTGCGATGCTCGCGCGTGCTGACGGCTTGGCCGCGATCCACGACACGGCCGTCGTCAATACCGCCCTGGGTGCCACGGCCTACTCGGGGCTCGCGAAGGGGACGAACCCCTACGCGAATGCCTTCGTCGCCTTCGGCGGCATGAAGACCTCGGCGCCGCTCTACGCGACCGGCGGCCTGTTCTTCGTGTCGAACTGGATGCTGCACGGCGAGAGCGACATGCTGAACGCCAGCTATGACCTGAACATCAGGCAGCTACAGGTCGACGCGGAAACCGACCAGAAGGCGCTGAGTGGGCAGTCGGGCACGATCCCCATGCTGCACTCGCAACCCGCGTGCTGGACGTCGACCAACAACGTCAACAGCGCTCAGGGCCTGGCGCCGCAGTTGATCCTGAACGAGTCGCGGGCGAACCCAACGAAGACCTACTGTGTCGGGCCGCGCTACCAGTTCGTCCACAACCAGGACGGCGTGCACCCTGGCAGCGGCACGGTAATGGGCGCGATTTCCAGCCTGTACGCGAAGTTCGACTATCGAATCATCCGGGGCCAGAACCCGCAGCCGCTGACGATCGCCAGTGTGGTGCGCTCCGGCGCGGTGCTGACGGTCACGCTGCAGGGTGGCATCGGCAACGCGGTGACGGACACGACGACCGTCACGGACCCGAGCGGCAACAACACGTTGGGCTTCGAGTGGACTGACAGCGCGACCTTGGCGGCCAACCGCTACACAGCGATTTCGAGCGTCGTCCTGACCAACGCCGCGACCCGCGTCTACACCATCACGCTCGCGGTCAACCCGACCGGCAATACGGGGATGTTCCTGTCCTATGCATGGACCGGGACGCCAGGCGCCAGCGCCGGCCCCACGACCGGGCCGCGCGGCTGCATCCGGGACAGCGACACCTTCGTCGACGTCTTCGGCAACACGAGCCGCAACCACCTGTGCATCGAGCGCGTGGCTGTCACCTGACAAGGAAAACATGACGCTCAAACTACAAACGGCCGCCGCGGCGCTGCCGGTCACGGTGCAAGAAGCGAAGCTGCACTGCCGCACGATCGCCGACATCGCAGACGTGAGCAACACGTCGGAAGACGCACTGTTCGCCTCGCTGATCGGCTCGGCGACGCTGGAGGCTGAGCACCTGATGGGCCGGGCCGTCATGCCGCAGAAGTGGCAACTGACGCTCGACGCATTCGAGTGCGAGATGACCCTGCAGCGCCCGCCGGTCAGCGGCGTCGACAGCGTGACCTACGTGAACACCTCGGGCACGCCCACCGTGCTCTCGGCCGGCGTCTACCAGGTCATCGCCGGCAGCGACTACACGTCGAGCATCGTGCTCGCCTACGGCCAGGCGTGGCCGGCGGTCCGCGGGCAGCGCGAGGCGGTCAAGGTCATCTTCTCGACCGGCTACACCGACGCCGCGAGTGTCCCCGAGCCGATCAAGACCTGGATCAAGCTGCGCGTCGGCGCGCTGTACGAGAACCGCGAAGCCTGGACTGCTGGCGTCAAGATCGAGCGGAACGAGTTCACGGACTACCTGCTCGACCGCTACCGGGTGTGGGGGTTCTGATGCTCGCCGGCAAGCTTCGGCACCCGGTCAAACTGCAGGCGCCGCTCGACACCCAAGACGCCGAGGGCCAACCGACGATCGGCTGGACTGACGTCGCGTCGATCTGGGCCGACATCCGATTCGTGAACGGGCTCGAATCGCTCAAGTCCGACGCGCTCGTCTCGGTCGCGCGCTGCAGCATCCGCATCCGCGCGCGATCCGGTGTGACTGCTGGCATGCGGATCGCCGAGGGCTCGACCTACTACGACATCAAGGCGATCCTGCCGGACTTGACCGGCCGCCGGTTCATCGACCTCTCGTGCGAAACGGGGGCGAACAATGGCTAAGGGATTCATCGACGCGAAGCTCGTCGGGGATGTGGAGCTCGACCTTTCGAAGTTCGAGCAGGTCATCAAGGACAAGGTTCTATTTTCGGGCGCGGCCACGATGGCGAGCGTCCTGGCGAACGAAGCCCGGCATCTCGCGCCGACCTCCACGGAGGAGCACTACTTCTACGGCAGTTCGTTCAGGAAGACCGGACAAAAGTACCTGTTCCAGCCGGGGAACCTGAAGCGCTCGATCTACTGGGCGCACGCGGCTAAGCAATCCACCGACGACCGCAAGACCTACCGGATCAGTTGGAACCGCACCAAGGCGCCGTATGGCTACATGGTCGAGTTCGGCACGTCGCGCGCTTCCGCACATCCATTCCTGCGGCCCGCATTCGGCCGGGTCAACGAGGCCATCGCTCAAGGTCAGGCGCGCATGGCGCAGCGGCTGAAGGAGGTCACATGACGGTCCAGACCGACATCGTGGCGGCGCTGACCTCGCTCGTCGCCGGCCGCATCTACCCGAACGTCGGGAAGCAGGGCGGCGCGAAGCCCTACATCACCTATCAGCAGGTCGGAGGCGTGCCCGTCAACTTCCTGGCTGGCATCCCCGACAAGCGCAACGGCCGGTTCCAGTTCAATGCATGGGCCGACACCGACGCGGCAGCCGCCACCCTCATTCGACAAGTCGAGGACGCAGTGCGCCTCTCGACCACGCTGCGCGCCACCACTGAAGGCGGCGCTGTCGGCGGCTACGAGCCAGAGACCAAGTTGCACGGCTACCGCCAAGACTTTTCGATCTGGTTCCAAGCCTAGTTTTCATCCCGCCCTTTCGGGCAACCGCAACCGACCGCCTCCAAGGGCGGTTTTTTTTCGTCCAAAGAAAGGGCTCATCATGTCCGTCTCGCTCCCCAATGGCGCCATCATCGGCATCGCCTCCGCCTACGGTGCCGTCACGCCGATCACCGTTCTGACCAACGCCAGCCCGGCAGTTGCGACGGCCACCGCCCACGGCTACGCCAACGGCGACTTCATCGAGATCACCTCCGGCTGGTCGCGCCTGACGAACAAGGTCGTGCGCATCACCGGCATCACGGCGAACACCTTCAACCTCGAAGGCATCGACACCACGCTGACCACGATCTACCCGGCGGGCACCGGCATCGGCTCGGCGCGCAAGGTCACCGGCTACACCCAGTTGGCGCAGATCCTGTCGTCCAGCTCGAGCGGCGGCGAACAGCAGTTCTTGGAATATCAGTTCCTGGAATCGGACTCGCAGAAGCGCATCCCGACGTTCAAGTCGGCCGCCGGCCTGACCTTCTCGGTCGCCGACGACATCTCGCAGCCGGGCTTCCAGCTTGCCGTCGTGGCGAACGATGACCGCCTGCAGCGCGCCGTCAAGATCACGCTGCCCTCGGCCTCGATCCTGTCTTACAACGCCTTCATCAGCGTGAACAAGACCCCGTCGCTGACGGTGAACGAGCTGATGGCGTGCGAACTGACGCTGTCGCTGCAAGCCGAGCCGGTGCGCTACTGATGTCGAAGTTCAGCATCAAGGCGGAGCCGACCTTCGTTGCGCTGGTGCCTTTCCCGCGCGCGGGCGAGGCATCGGTCGACGTGAAGGTCACATTCAAGCACCGAACCAAGACGGCGCTGGAGTCCTTCATCGAGAAGCGCGAAGGTCGCGACGACGTCGACCTGTTCATGGACATGGTCGTCGGCTGGGATCTCGATGACGAGTTCAGCAAGGAGAACGTCGAAACGCTGCTCGAGAACCGCATGGGCGTCGCGATCGCGGTCTACCGCGCCTACATCGACGAACTGGTCAAGAGCCGCGCAAAAAACTGAGGGCGGTCGCTGCAGCCCTCTACAAGAAGGGGCCAAGTGAGGCGGAGGCTTCGGCCTACGGACTCACGGTAGAGGAAGCGAGCGGCCCACCTGTCGATGTGTGGCCCGACAACGTGCTGGCGGTGAACACCTTCATCGCCGCTTCAACGCAATGGCGAACCGGTATGGCCGGCCCTACGGGGCTCGACTACTCCGCCCTTGAGCCAACCCTTCGATTGACGCGAGTTCCGCGCTCCGACTGGCCGCAGGTCTTTGATGACGTGCGAACCATGGAGGACGCGGCGCTCGCGCAGATCCGACTGACCCAGAAAGACAAATAAATGGCTGACGTAATCGGGCGTGGCGTCATCGAGGTGTCGGCTGATGCTTCCAAGCTGACGGCCGGGATCAGTGACGCCAAGCGTTCCATCAAGGGCCTGGGGAAAGACATTGGCGACTCCGTCAGTGCCGGCTCGGAAAAGGCTTCGCGCTCGATCGACAACTACGTCAGGAAACTGGAGAAGGTCGCCGCCACGAACGGTATGAGCGCTCGCCAGTCGGAGCTTTACGCGCTGTCCCTACGGGGCGCATCGAAGGCGCAACTCGACGCGGCAGATTCTGCGCTTCGCATGAATGAGGGCTACGAGCGGGGCATCCTCATCGGCGAGCGCCTGAAGGCCGGCTTCATCGCCCTGGCGGCAGCGGCTTCGGCCGCTGCGGTCGCGAGCGTGAGCCACAGCATTGCGCTGCTCGACTCTCTGGACGATCTGTCCGAGAAGACCGGCATCACCGTCGAAAAGCTCAGCGAACTTCGGTTCGCCGGGGAGGCGGTCGGCACGAAGTTTGAAGACCTGCAGGTCGGCATTCGCAAACTGTCGAAGCTGATGGCAGAGGCCGCGGGTGGAAACAAGGAAGCCGTTGCGGTGTTCGACGCGCTGGGCGTCGCCGCGACCGACTCGGCCGGCAAGCTCCGCGATACGGGGGCGGTCCTCGAAGACATCGCCACCAAGTTCTCGGGCTACAAGGACGGCGCCGGCAAGGCCGCGCTCGCTCAAGAGGCATTCGGCAAGTCCGGTGCCGAGATGATCCCGCTGCTCAACCAGGGCGCCAGCGGCATACGCGCGCTCGGCTCGGAAGCGAAGCAACTCGGCGCCATCTACAGCGGCGACCTCGCCAAGACCGCGGCCGACTTCAACGACAACCTGACGAAGATCAAGCTCGCAGGGGAAGCCGCGGCTGTGTCCCTCGCCGGCCCGCTGATCGGCGCGCTCGCCAAGCTGAGCGCCCAATACCTGCAGGCGAAGAAGGACGGCGATTCGTTCCTGCCGACGCTCGGCGCCATCGCCCAATACGCGACCCTGCCGGGTCAGTTCACGCTTCTGGGGCAGATCGCCTCCGGGAAGCTGTTCAAGCCGCGCGACGCAGAGAACGACAGCGAAAACGCCCGCCTGCTCGCTCGCTCCAAGTCCCTGAAGGACACGATCGCCAAGGTTGACGCTCCGGTCGTCAAGAAGCCCGACGCCGACAAGAAGGTGGGCGGCGGCGGTAAGGCCGACAACGGCGCGGCAGAGGCAAAGGCGCAGCTCGCCTCCGACATCGACGAGATCCGCAAGGCCGGCGAAGCCCTGTCGACCACCATCGCGAACAGCGAGAAGGTCATGGAGGCCAAGCGCCAGGCGAGCCTGATCAGCGAGTCGGAGTATTACCAGCAGAAGCGCGGCTTCATCCAGCAGAACGAGGCCATCCAAGAGGAAACCTCGCAGAAGGAAATCGCGCGGCTGCAGAAGGAGGTCTTGACCGGCAAGGACAAGATCGACAACGACCGCAAGATTGCCGACGCGCAGGCCAAGCTCTCGAAGATCCGGCAGAACTCGGCGACCGACCTCGAAGTGCTCGCGATCAAGGAAAAGGACTCGCTCGACACGATCGCCCGCGCCTACGTCGATGCGCGCGCCGCGGCGCAGTCCTATCTCGACGTCACCAACCGCGCCCGGCAACTCGAGGTCGACGGCATGGGCGGCGGGAACAAGGCCCGCGACTTCAACTCGGCCATCAGCCAGATCACCGAGCGCTACGAGCAGCAGCGCCAAGACCTGCAGCGCGACAACCGCAACGGCAAGTTCGCCGGCCGCCAGGCCGACTACGACCGCGAACTGGCGCTGATCAACGAGTTCCAGGCGAAGTCGATCGCGAGCTACAGCAACTACTACGACCAGATCCAGGAGAAGCAGAAAAGCTTCTCGCTCGGCGCGACCGAGGCGCTGCAGAACTACTACGACGAGTCGCAGAACGTCTTCAAGCAGACCGAGGAAGCCGTCACCAACGCCTTCAAGGGGATGGAAGACGCGCTGGTCGACTTCGTGACCACCGGCAAGCTCGACTTCAAGTCGCTGGTGAATTCGATCGTTGCCGACATCGCGCGGATTGCGATCAAGCAGTCAATCACGGGGCCGCTGGCGAACCTGCTGAGTGGTGCGCTTGGTGGAGGGGCTACGGGCGGCTACAGCGCCGCGGATCAGGCGGGGCTGGATGGGCTCATCAAGGGCCTCACCAATGGCAATCGCGCCATCGGCGGCCCGGTGTCGCCGAACAGCATGTACCGGGTGAACGAGCGAGGCCCGGAGCTTCTGAACGTCGCCGGCAAGCAGTACCTCATGACCGGCAGCCAAGGCGGCAGCGTGTCGCCGAATGCCGGCGGCGGCGGGCGCGCGCTGAACGTGACGAACAACTTCACCCTGACCAACCCGGCCAGCCGGGAGACGCAGGACCAGGTCGCCCGCAAGGGTCGGATGGCGCTCGAGAGCGCGGCGAGGAACAGCTAAATGGTCGCCGTCCTCAACATCGTCTTGCCGAACGTCGTCATGTCGGCAGGCGTGCGCGGCAAGAGCCGGCGCTTCAACACCCGCACGACCAATCAGGGCGGTTTCTCGGAGGCGGTGCCGAACTGGGTGCAGAGCCTGCGCCAGTACGACATCGGCTTCGTGCCCATGCGCGTAGACGTCTGGCAAACCCTGTTCGGCCTGTTCGAGGCGACGTGGGGCGGCGCGTATGGCTTCCTCATGGAAGACCCGACCGACAGCTTCATTCCGCTTGCGAATGGCGTGATGATGCCTTTCGCCCAGTCGCTGGTCGGCAACGGTGGCGCCGGCTACGGCCTGCCGACCTACTACCTCGGCAAGCGATACACCTCGATCGGCTCCGCGGTCACCAGCGACCGCAAGATCACCCGCCCAAAGGGCACGATCGCGATCTACCGCAACGGCTCGCCGATCACCATCGGCGCCGCGCCGGGGAACGCCACGATCAACGCCGACACCGGCCTCGTGACGTTCGTAGCCGATCAGACCCAAGCGGTGACGACGGTCACGACCGGGGCGTCTTCGGTCATCAACTTCGCGTCTGGCGTCGGCATCGTCGCGGCAATGTCGGTCGGGCAGCGCGTCTACCTGTCGGGCTTGACCGGGACCGGCGCGTCCCGCCTCAATGGCTTGTCGCACCAGATCACCGCGAAGGGCGCCACCAGCCTGACCGTCTCGACTGACACGACCGGCTTCACCGCCTCGGGCGGAACCGCGGGCCTCTACCCGCAGTCGACCGAGCCGCTGACGCTGTCGGGCAGCTTCTACGTGCCCGTCCAGTTCGCAAGCGACGAGATCGAGTGGGAGATGGTCATCTCCGGCGACCGCGATGCGCGCTACCTCGGTTCGTCGCTGATGCTGCAGGAGATCCGGGAATGAAGGCGCGCTCGATCGCGCTTGCCGCGCACCAGGCGCTCGCCACCCGCACAACGACCTGGTGCTGGAAGGCGACCCGCACGGATGGCGTCGTGCTGGCGGTGACGATGCTCTCGCAAGACCTGTTCTTCGAAGGCCGCCTGTATCTCGCGCGCGACGGCTTCAACCCGCGCGCGGTCAGTCAGGACACATCGGCCTCGGTCGTGAACACCGAGATCGAAGGCTACCTGTCGCCCGAGATCACCGAGGCGGAATTTGAGGCGGGCAAGTGGGACGGCTGCACGGTCGAAGTGTTCGAGGTGAACTATCGCGACTTCTCGATGGGGAAGATGTCTATCGGCAGTTTCACCATGGGCGGGGTCAAGGCGACGCGCGCGGCATTCAATGCCGAATTGCGCGGCCTGACGCAGCGCCTGCAGAAGACGGTCGGCCGTCTCGTCACGAAGGGTTGCCCGTGGGTCTTCGGCTCGGTGAGCCCGGACAACTTCACGCCGGCCTGCAACAAGGCGCTGGGGCCGCTGACGGTGACCGGCGCCCTGACCGGCGCCACCGACCTGCGGACCTTTGCGGACAGCGCGCGCGCGGAGGCCGCGGACTGGTTCGGCGCTGGCGTTATCACCTTCACCAGCGGCGCCAACGTCGGCCAGTCGCTGGAAATCTATTCGTTCGCTTCGGGCGCCTTCGTCACCTATCTCCCGTTCCTGAACAACCTGGCGATCGGCGACACCTACAGCGTCACGCCCGGCTGCCGCAAGCGCTACACCGAGGACTGCCGGACGAAGTTCGCGAACACGAACAACCACGGCGGCTTCGAGCATCTGCCGGGCAATGACAAGGTGCTCGGCCTCGGCGGCACGGAAGGGAGCAACCTGTGACCGGCGCCGAGATCGTCGCCGCAGCTCGCGCGCTGCTCGGGGTTCGTTACGCCCACCAAGGGCGCAGCCGGGCCGGCCTGGACTGCATCGGCTTGCCGGTGCTGGTGCGCGCCGAGCTTGGGCTTGCCCCTCTGGATGCCGCGCCCGGCTACGCCCGCACGTCGACCGCTTTCGAAATGCTCGACTTCTGCCGCGCGCAGATGACCGAAGTCGCGCCGGCCCAGATCCGGCCCGGCGACATCCTCGTCCAGATCAACGGCACCGGCCGCCACATGGCGATCGTCTGCGACTACCCGCTGTGCCCCGACTCGCTCGGGATCATCCATGCATGGCTCCCGAACAAGCGCGTCACCGAGTGCCGGCTTGACGATACATTCATGCAGACCGTGCGCGGCTGCTTCCGTTTCCCCGAGGTGACCGAATGAGCGGACAGACCGGCCGCATCGTCGGCATGATCGCGGGCGCCGCGCTGGCGTACTTCACTGGCGGCGCGTCCTATGTCGCTCTCGGTGCGACGCTGGGCGGGGCTGTCGGCAGCCTGCTCGACCCCAAGGCCAAGACGGAAGGCCCGCGCCTCGACGACGCTAAGGTTCAGTTCTCGAGCTACGGGGTTGGCATCCCTCGCATCAGCGGGACCGAGCGCGTCGGCGGGAATGTGATCTGGTCGACGGACAAGCTGGAGATCGCCTCCGTCACCTCGTCCGGCAAGGGCGGCGGCGGGACCGAGAACACGAGCTACAAATACTACGTGCACATGACGCTCCTGCTGCAGGAGACGCCACGCGATGGCTCGCTAGTGTCCGTCGTCAAGATCCTCAAGGATGGCGAACTGATCTGGGATGCCAGCAGCGGAATCCCTGTCGGCTCGGCGCTGGCGAGTGCCGAAAACCCATACTCCGACTTCGTCCTGTTCCAAGGTCATCAGGACCAGCTACCCGATCCGATCGAGGAATCCTGGACCGGAGGCCCCGGGTCCTGCTCGGCTTACCGCGGCGTCGTGCGCGCCCGCATGATCGCCGTCGAGTGCCCGGGTGGCCGCGTGCCGCAGTTCTCGTTCGTGTTGTCCACGGGTGGCACTGTGGGCGTCGTCAAGCAGGAACTGTTCAACACGCCCGACACTCGCGGCTCGAATCAGACCCTGATCGGCATCATCGCCAGCAGCAGCGTTATTCACTCGCTGGTCGATGCCCTGGGCTACGGCTGGCCCCGCCGGGTGTCGGCCAGCTTCGGCGAGGCTGGCGCCGTGGGGCCTGTCTCTCTATTCGGTCAGCAGCCGGGATACGACCCGTTCACGGTGCAGCCGGCCGAACTGATCCCGATCGTCGGGGGAGACCCTGCCTATCTGCAACTCGTCCACGCGGCTGCGGGGGATCTCGCAGCCCATCTCGTGACGGTCTTCAAGATCAACGCGGTGACGGGGGAAACCGCGATGCTCGGCACGTTCACCCAGCCGTCGGACACGCTCTATAACTTCTCGTGGGCGGCTTACGACGAGACGACCGAATCGACTGTGCTGATGCCGTCGAGTTCGTCCACGATGCCGGGCTTTGTGCTGTTCCCTGGCGGCACCATCGTCCCCAAGCCGACGATTGGGTTCGGCCCTGTGGCGTTTCGCGATGGCGTGATGCACATTCTCGAACCCGTCAACGGTGCCACTGTCGCGGCGGTTGCCCCGGCGACCGGGCTTCAGATCGACAGCTACACCCTTGCCGGCATCACGCCGGGCCTCGGGGCCAGGGTCATGACGGCGAACCCGACAGGCGTCTACGCGCTGGTCATCAACACGGGCGGCGGCGCGACCGGTGGCATCTACAAGCGCGGCGCCGCGGGCTACACCCTCCTGACGAACGACCCTTTCATCACGGGCAGCAGCCCCGGCCTGATGAAGACCTTCTATTGCGACGGGAACCTGGCGATCGTCGGCCCGAGCGTCGCCGGGTCGACCGTCAGCTACAACGTCATCCGGTTCAATGTGGTGACGCTCGTCTCGGCGAAGGTCAAAGACATCATCGCCGGCGAATGCCAACTGGCGGGCGTCACGGCCTACGACGTCAGCGGCATCCCGGATTCCGACACTGTGCACGGCTACAAGCGGGCGAACCCGGCCAGCGCGCGCGCCAACATCGAGCCGCTGCTGGCGTTGATCGGCGGCTTTGTGGTCGACGAGGACGGCGCCAGCAAGTTCAAGAAGTACGCCGACATCACATCGGTGGCGACCATCACCTTCGACGAACTGGGCCAGGCCGAAGGCGATGCCTCTGGCGAGGCGATGCCGCTCAACCGCACGCAGGAGATCGACCTCCCGCGCAGCGTCACGACCAGCTACATCAACCCGTCGAACGACTACCAGACCGCGGCCGAGACGGAGCTTCGCCAGGTCACCGACGCCACCGAAGACCTGCAGGTTCAACTGCCGGTTTGCGTCACTTCGGACCAAGCCAAGAAGGTGTCGCAGATGGTCCTGTACGACCGCTGGCGCCGGCAGAACACCCGCAGCACGACGGTGTCGCGCAAGTTCGCATTCGCAAGCCCTGGCGATGGCGTGACCGTCGAATATCCGCGTGGCACCTTCAAACTGTGGCTGCTGCTCGCGACCAACGACACGGGCGCGGTGTGCGAGTGGAGCCTATGCCCCGGGGATGCCTCCATCTTCACGCAAACGGCCGTTGGCGCAACGGGCTACACCTCGCAGCAGGTGGCCGCTCTACCGGCGCCGACGCGAATCCAGATCCTCGACATGCCCATCGTGCGCGACGACGACAACGACGCCGGAATCTATGTGGCCCTGGACAGCTACGCCCCGACGCCCGCCAGCGCGGAACTGTTTGTCGGCGACGACGACGCAACCCTGGCGACCCGGGGCGCCGTCTCGGCATCGGCTCCGATCGGCTTCGCGGAGACGGTGCTTGCCGCAGGGACGACCTCGAGCATGGTCGACGAGACGAACCTCGTCACCGTGAACCTCGGCGATGACGTCTTCACGAGCTGCACGCGCGACGTCCTGCTGGCCGGCGGCGCCGAATACTGGGCCTATGGGCAGCCGGGGCGCTGGGAGATCGGTGCTTCGGCGCAGGGCGACAGCCTCGGCAGCGGTCGGTACACGCTGTCTCGCCACCTGCGCGGCCTGTTCGGCACCGAGCCTTTCATGGGTTCGCATGCTGCCGGGGACACGTTCATCCTCCTGCGCCTGGCCGGCATGCTCCGGCCCAGCATGGGGGTGGGCGACATCGGCCTTCTCAAGAGCTACCGCGCCGTCACCAAGGGGCGTAGCTTCGATTCCGCGCCTTCGCTGACCTACACCAACACGGGCGAGGGCCTTCGTCCTCTTAGCCCGATCAACCTGCGCCGCGGCTCTCTGAACGAGATCACCGTCGATCGTCGGTCGCGCCTCGCCATGAACAACATGACCGGCACGCTGCCGGTGGGCGAGGCGGCCGAAGCGTGGTCCTGGCAGTTCTACACCTCCGGTTTCGTCACGCTGATCGGCACGGTTCTGACCACCACCGCCACGGTGACGAGCGCGCAGCAGTCGGCCATCGGTGTTTCGCCGACCGCGGATGCCTTCGTGGTTGTGCGGCAGATCAGCGATTCCGTGGGCCTCGGCCACGAGTTGCAAGGCACCGCTCCAGGCGCGGGCGGGCGCATCGTGACCTACCGAGATGCCGGCGCTGTCGTGATGAACGCCACCGGCACGACCGTCGCCATTCCTGCCCCGGCTGCTGCGGTGATTGGCGATCTGCTGATCGCGGCCGTGATGCGCCGGTCTGCTGTGGCCTCCGATCCTCCGGCGGGCTGGGCGCTGGTGTCGAGCACTGCCGGCGCGACGAACGGCTCGCTTACCCAGTACACGCACGTCTACACGAAGACGGCGCAGGGCTCCGACCTGGGCACGACGACGACCTTCAGCCAGACGAGCAGCGGCCTGATCCATGGGCAGATGATCGCCATCACTGGCGGCACGGGGACGCCTCTCCTGGAGTCGCAGACCACGGCGATTGTGGACAACTCCGCGAGCACCTTCACGACCATCCCGACCCTCACCGCGGCCGGAAACGATCGCCTCGGCGTCGCAGTTGGCTCGGCGATCTATGCGCAGACCTCGCCGACGACCCAGACCATCGGCATCGACAGCAGTTTCACGCTGCGAAGCAACCCGACGATCGTTGACAACCGGCTCATGGTCGCGACCAAGCCTATGGCCTCCGGCGCAACTACGGCGGCAACGATGACCATCCAGAACCCTGGCGGCACCACGGGCGGCTTCACCAAGAACGCGCTGATCTTCGTCGCGCCCTGACACCCTGAAAGCACCATCATGAGCAGCACAGCACTACAGGCCATCGCCGCCGCGGCGAACTGGAATCTGCGGGTCAACGAGAACACCGTCTCGATGTCGCCCGCCGGCCTTTACGGGATCAACCCGGCGACGACCACCGGCCTGACGCTTGGCTTCCTGGGCGGCAACTTCAACGGCGTCTCGGTCGGAAACAACACCGTCGCCCTGACGGCCAGCAACACGAACTATGTGGTCGCGCACCGGACCACTGGCGTCGTCAGCGCGGCCACGACGACGACGAACTGGCTGGACACGACGACCTACCTGCAGCTGTACCAGGTCGTGGCAGGCGCGTCGACGATCACCTCGACCGACGACAAGCGCCAAGCCTACGGCGGCGCGACGAGCGGCGGGAGTGCGACTGTCGCGGTGCCGAATCTGATCATCAATGGAGGCTTCCAGGTCAACCAGCGGCAGAAGTCGGGCACGGTCACGATCGCGGCTGGCATCTACGGGCACGACCGATGGAAGGCCGGCGCTTCCGGGTGCACCTACACCTTCGCGGTGACTGGCAACGTCACAACGATCACCATCACCGCAGGCTCTCTGCAGCAAGTCGTCGAGGGCGCGAACGTCCGCAGCGGGACGCATGCACTCTCCTGGACTGGGACCGCACAGGGCAAGATTGGCGCGGGCTCATACAGTGCATCGGGCATTACCGGCTCGCTGACGGGCGGATCGAACGCCACTGTCGAGTTCAACACCGGCACGCTGACCGGAGTTCAGCTTTCGCTAGGGAGTACCGCGCAGCCATTCCTCGACATCGGCTACGTGCGAGAGTTGTTCGCCTGTCAGCGATATTGCGTTCGCTTCTCGACCGTCAGCGGAAATACCACAGCCTTCCAAAGTAATGCGATTTGGTCGTCGACAACTGCGGGTTTTGTCACTGGGAATTTTCCACAGACGATGTACGCATCACCCACGCTTGTAGTGGAGGGCGCTGCATCGAACTTCACTATCTTCGACATCATCGCTGGCGCCTATAGCCCATGCGTGACGGTGACATCGAACGTAGTCACGAACGCGGGTTACTACCTGTTCAATTTCACAACTGCATCGGGCGGGACGGCTGCGCGCAATTGCTTCTTCGCAACCAACGCCCAGTTGACCAACAGCATTCGTTTCGAGGCCGAGCTGTGACCGAAGACAAGATCGACAGCGGCATCGGCGAACTGCGCGACCGCATGGGCAAGGTCGAAACCGACCTTCAAGAGAACACCGCCACGACCAAGAGGATAGAGGCCAAGCTCGGGAAGTTCATCGAGTTTCTGGACAACCTCGAAGGCGCGATGAAGGTCATGGACGTCATCGCCAAGGGGGCGAAGCCGATCGCATGGGTGACGGGCATCGTCGCTGCGATCGCAGGCTGGTGGGCTGCAATTCGGGGAGGCTTCAGATGAACGACTTCATCGGCAAGGCCGGCGGGCGCAAGTTCCTGCTCTGCGTCGGCTGCGGGGCGATCACGTCCGTCCTGCTGTGGTTCGGCAAGCTCGAGAGCGGCGCCTACGCGACGATCATCCTCGGCACCGTGGGCGCCTTCATCGCGGGCAACGTGGCCGCACAGAAAAAGGGAGAGTGACCATGGACGAAAAAACCCTTGCGCGCTGCACTGGCGCGCGGCTCGACCGTGCCCAGCGCTTCGCTGAGCCCCTGACCGCGGCGATGGCTGAATTCGAGATCAACACCCCATCCCGGCAAGCCGCTTTCCTGGCAAACATCGGCCACGAGTCGGGCGGCCTGCACTGGCTGGTCGAACTGTGGGGGCCGACAATCTCGCAGCAGCGCTACGAGGGCCGGCGCGACCTCGGCAACCTGCAGATCGGCGACGGCTTCAAGTTCCGCGGCCGCGGCCTGCTGCAGACCACGGGGCGCGCGAACTACACCGCCCTGAGCAATCAACTCGGCGTCGACTACGTGGCCGACCCGGAGCGCCTGGCCAACCCGGTCGACGCCTCCCGCAGCGCCGGCTACTTCTGGCAGTCCAACGGGCTGAGCAAGTTCGCGGACGGCGGCGACTTCCTGACAGTCGTCAAGCGGATCAACGGCGGGTACAACGGGCTGAGCGAGCGACAGATGCTGTGGGCTAAGGCCAAAGAGGCGCTGGGGCTGGCATGAACCCCTACACCATCATCGGCGCGCTGCTGATCTGGGGCGTCACCTTCGTGGCGGGCTACGGCTACGGGCATCGTGCCGGGGTGGATCGAACCATCTCGGGCCAGGCCAGCGCAGACCAGGTGCGCAGGGACACCATCGAGGCCGCACAACAGGGGGCAGCAAATGCAATCGCACAGATCAAGGTCGTCAACACGACCATCCGCGGCAAGACCGAGACGATCGTTCTGGAGGATGTTCGCTATCGGGATTGCAAGCACGATGCTCTCGGCTTGCGGGCCGTCAATGCCGCGCTTACCGGACGGGAGGCCGAGCCCGTTGGTAGTAGCGGCCTGCCCGCCGCTGACGCCCCTAAGCGATGACACGTTCGGCGCGACGACCCTGAAGCTGGTCGAGGTAGCCGGGCAATATGCCGAATGCCGCGCTGCCGCTCTCGCCGGCCAGCCGGTGGAGGCTCCTAGCTACAGCCTTGGGGGGAAGATCAAGCCGTAGAGCGCGCCCGAATAGCAGCGGCAGACCACGGGGTGGGAACCATGTTGCATTTCTGGCAGCGCAGGAAGGCGTTGTACCCGTTCGAGTCGCCGACCATGGTTCCATCGCAACTCTCGCAGGGCTGTGGCGTCAACGCTTCGGCTTCGGCGAATGCATCGCGGGGCTTACTTGCCCGCTCGCGCTCTGCCTTGATGGCTGCTTGCCATGCGGCCCAGTGTGCATCGACCATCTTGTGCTTGTAGCGGCCCGGTGCCGGCCAACTGAATCGGTCGTCCTCGGGGAATCGATCGACTGGCAGGCCCTCCGATTTCTCCCACGCTTCAAATGCTTCGCGGTCCATCACTTCGCCTCCCGGTCAGCAAGAGCAGCGGCAGCACGCTCGGTGTATTCGGCGAACCATGCGGTCTTCTCGTCGGGGGTCTTGGCCTCCCATTCGGCGACCTCTTGGGCGGCAGCGTCGGCCCATGCGTCGATCTGCGCGCCGGCCCGATGGCTGCTGTAGCTGCCCTTGTCGATGAAGCGGCTGACCAGCGAATAGGCGTGCCGCGCCTTGATGGCTCGATACCGTTCGGCGTCTTGTCGGTCGTCTGTCATGGTGCTTCCTGTAGAGGCAGAGGGGAGGGTTCGACGGAGAAATGAGCATCCGCATCGACGGTGGGCATCGGAGTAGGCACCGAAGGAAAAGAGAGCTCGCAACCCGCATGGATGCTAGTGCTGTGGTTCCCTCCCTCTCCTCCAGCGTACCCCAAACATTGGGCTACGTCTAGGACTATTCCGCACCCAAAACCGTGCAGAATCAGGCACTTAGCCCCTACAGCGGGCCTACAAGTCGCCACATTTCCCACCGTGCCGCATCGTTGCCCAGTAGGCATCGAGCGGTATCCGTGTAGGCACCGGTAGGCACGCATCGCCCGATGCCTACAAATACGCTCTCCGACCACCAGTGCCGCACCGCCAAGCCTACCGACAAACCTCGGAAGCTGTTCGACGGTCACGGCATGTTCCTGTACATCTCCCCGACTGGCGCGAAGGTCTGGCGCGTGGCCTACCGCATCGGGGGCAAGCCCCAAACCAAGGCCCTCGGCCCCTATCCGCTGCTGAGCCTGGCGGACGCCCGCATCAAGCGCGACGAGCTCAGAAGGGGGCTCCTTGACGGCGTGACGCCCAAGACCAAGGCGAAGCCCAAGACCACGTTTTGGGAGGACTGCCAGACCTACTGGAACGGGCGCAAGGACGTTGCCGACGACTACCGGGCCAACGCACTGCGCGGAATCGAGCTCCACCTTGTGCCGAACCTCGGGGAGATGGCGACTGGCGCGATAGACCGGGCTGCGCTGCTGGCCGAGCTCAACCGCATGAACGCTGCCGGCCTGCATGTCTTCGTCCGCAAGGTCCGCATGTGGAGCTCGCAAGTCTTCAATTGGGCCGTGGAGCAGGGAACTGCCGAGCTCAACCCCGCATCCCTCATCGACCCCAAGAAAGCGTTCGGGCACTCCAAGGTCAAGCACCATGCCGCGGTGCGCCTGACGGACGTTCATGAGCTCGTGCGCCGGCTGTCGTTCGAGAAGGATTTGAGCTCCGTGCTGGCCTGCCGGTTCCTGGCCTACACATGGGTTCGGACCAACGAGATGCGCTTCATGACGTGGGGCGAGCTCGACGGCGACGTGTGGCGAATCGAGGAAGACCGGATGAAGAAGCGCAAGGACCACATGGTCCCGCTCTGCCGGCAGGCGCTGGAAATACTCGAGAAGATGCGAGCTCGCAGCCGCGGCGGTGAGTACGTCTTCGCGGCCGATCACCGGGTGGACCGGCCGATCAGCGAGAACACCGTCTTGGCGCTGATGGCCCGCATGGGCTACAAGGGCGAGATGACCGGTCATGGCTGGCGCACCGTTGCGTCCACCTGGGCGAACGAGGAGGGGTACAGCAAGGACGCGATCGAGAGGCAACTTGCGCACTCGCCCGAGGACAAGGTGCGTTCTGCGTACAACCGCGCCGAGTACATGAAGGAACGCCGGCCCATGCTCCAAGCCTGGGCGGACTGGCTAGACAAGGTCGATCCCGGCAGCGCGGAGGGTTGACACTTTCCAGCCGCGTGTTTTCTGGCTGATGTCAACGTCAGGCTTTGGCAGCTTGCCGGCCTTCAGCCAGCGGCGCATCGCCTCACTGCCGACGCCGAGCAGAGTGCACAGGTCCTGGCGGTAGATCACGCGATCGGTTTCGCTTGCGGCCATCATGGGCTCCGGTGTTTCGTTGCGCTGGTAGGTCATTGCTTCGCTCCACAGTCTGCGATCAGCAGCACATGCATCCGGTTTGCTGCCGCGTGCAACTTGACGATGGCGTCATGGACGGCGCGCAGTTCCGTCTCCGCGTCGATGGCGTATGCAGCAGGAAGCACCTGCGTGAGGTCGCTGAGGACCGCGCAGCAATACTGGTCGATCGTATGGGTTGCGTCGTGTTTGGATTCGCTCATTTCATCTCCCGAATATCATCCATGTGGTGCGCCTCTGGAGGGGTCATGCGGCCTCCATCTGCGTTACCAGGTCTGTGTAGTTGCTCCACTGCGAGGCCATGGCCGCGGCAATGCCGGGCTTCGTGGTGCTCCGCAGCTTCCATCGATCCGGGCTAGGCGGCAGGCGGTGTGTGTAGTTCCACGCCTTCCATTCCTCGGTGTCGCGCTTTGGTGCCTTGAGGCGGTTCGTCGGTCGAAGCGTCGGCAGACCCTTCAACCATAGGCAAGTAGCCTTAAATTCAGGGTCACCGTATTCGTGCGGCTGAATGATCTGGTCGGGCTCCCGCCAAACGCTCGACATGATGCAAATCGGGTTCTCGATTGCGATGCGCGGGATCGGTGCGCGGGCCATGTCCATGAAAAACTCTATGGCTTCCTGCTGGCGACCGTCTGCCCGCTTCGCCTCGAAGTGCGCTGCGCCGCTGACGGCCAAGTGAGTGCAGGGCGGGTGAAATACCGCAAGATCCCACCCTTCGCCAAAGAAGGACCGGACATCCCCTTGAATGTGAAACTCGCTGCCATCCGCCGCTTCGAGCAAATCGCACGACCAGGCATCGTGGCCTAAAGCGCGGAACGACTCCCGCACTCGACCGCTGTACTCGCATCCGATTACTACTCTCATCACGCCCCCCCTTCCGAGCCCCCAGCGGGCCGAGCCTGAGATGCGGGGGCGCGACGGTTCCAAGCGGCGATTGCTTCGGCTTCGGTGTCCTCTACAGGCCCCTCGGCTCCGCCGTCTGTGCATGTGACCCAAGCAACCCCGACTTGCGCGAAATTGGACGCTGCGGGCCATCCGCAAAACGGGCAGCGTTCAAGTTTCGCGCTCACGATCCCGCCCTCCTGTCGATGCTCTCGATGACCTCGTAGGTCACCATATCTTCCGAATCCAGATCAGGGACAACACGAACCGTGACGCTCGGCAAGCGCTTGGCGCGGTCGATCTTGACCACATCGCCGGGGCCGTAGCCTTCGTTGATGATTTCGTCGATGCTGTGGCCGAACCTCTCGCCATCCGAGTGGTCCCAGAACATGTCCGCCGCATCCCGCTCCACCTCTCCCGCATCCGCTTCGGGCTCTGGGTGTGCAACATCGGATTCCCGTGGATTCGACTCCTTGATGACGCGGGTCCACTTTTGCAGGAAGCTCTCCGGCTCGGCATCCGCTGCGGGCTCTGGTGCAGGCTGTGCAGGAGCGGCGAGACGGTCACGGACCCATTTCGCTCCACCGATCCAATCCATGCGCCGCTCCAGGCCGTGCGCAGTGTTGTAGGGGCACTCGGCTGATATAGCCGCGTCTGTCACCGCCTCGGCTGGCAGGGCTGCGGGTTCGGGGGTGAGAGCGGCGAGAGAGCGTGCGAAGTAGCCAAGGCTCTCTTTGGAGAATCGCCATTGGCCACCCATTGGGGTGTGCCAAAGAACGCCGTCATGCTCCAGCGCAAGGGCCTCGATCTGCTCATCCGTCAGCGCACCCCCTACGGGCTGCTCTGCTTGTGCGGCAGCAATCGATGCGCGGGCTTGCCAGGAGCGCCACTCGCTTTCGAGGTAGACGTATTCGCCG